TTCTTTCTTAATCAAACGGTATTTGATTGGCGAATCTGACATTTTTTACCTCCGAAGCTGGGAAAGACAGTCCCAGTTCTTACTTTGTGCCCAAGGGCATACTGTATGATTCTATCAAAAAAAACAGGAACTGTCACGAACTATGGTATAAAGAATTTGTGTTTACGAATACTTTCCGTTGTTTGTCAACAGTTGAGTTTTTATTTATTTTCCTTTAAAACCATTTTCATTAATTGCAGTCATTTTTTTAAATCGTATTCATCTTCGTATTCATTTTCATACCACATTTGCCCGTATAGTTGAGAAGGTTGTAATTTAATTCTAATAGTTTACATTGGAGGGTGTCCCTCCAACTCCCCGACCTCTGGACAAGGTCTATTTTTTTGAAAAAATTTAAAAAAACTTCATCAAAATACTTGACTTTCTCGGTGTACCGTGATATAATATAATCAAGATAAGGAAAGGAGGTGAGGAAGTTGAACAAAGAAGATTGGCTTAGGTTACTTGAGAAGGCGATAGACAATATCCCTGAAACAGTAACAGCTATCGCAAGTCTGGTGACTGCTATAACGGTCGCAAGGCAAAACAAAAAGCGTAAACCCGAATCCCGCAAAAGAAAAAGGTAAACGCTAAGAGGTGGGGGCGAAAGCCCCTCACACCTCTATTTTATCAAATGAAAAGAGGAAAAGCAATGGTTAGTGCAATAGCTATTTTTATAATTGCAGTCAATGTATATATTTATCTAAAAAATAAAAAGGACAAATAAGTATGAGAAAAATTATTCAAGAATTATTAGACAGTTCGATGTCTACATCTGCTATTTCGCAAGGCGCTGGAGTTCCTTGGACTACTGTTTCTGACCTTAGAAAAGGAAAAACAAGCATGGACAAAATGGCCCTTCTCACAGCAGAAAAACTTTATGAATTTGCTACAGCTGATAAGCAGTGATTTCGGTCACTGCTTTTATTATTGCCAAACAAAAAACCGCTAGCGATTGCCAGCGGTCAAGTGTAATTAAATTTTGAAAGCCTTTCTGTTTTTTATTTAGTTGTGATGAGCCCTTCTGGCTCAACCACGAATTCAGGCTTATCAGCAAGTGAACCATCTGGTTTAAGGTAATACCAGCCTTTACCGTTTGCTGATTGGACAAATGCGTTAGATACCATGTCCCCGTTTTTAGCATTGAGATAGTACCAAACATCCTTATACTTAACCCAACCAGTCTTCATAGCTCCATCATTGTCGAAGTAATACCACTTGCCATCGATTTTCTTCCATCCAGTAGCCATGGCTCCTGAAGGGTCTAAATAGTACCATTTCCCATCTAAATGCTTTTTCCACTTGTCTTTTAGCATATATCCTGAACCATCAAAATAGTACCAGGTTCCATCGATTTTTTCAAACTTTTCTTTTGGATAAGAGCCATCTGAGTGGACATACCACCAACCGGTAGAATTTTCTTTCCAACCTTTTTCAACTGCCAATCCGTTTTCGATATCGTATTTGAATTGACTACGACTGATACCCCAACTTGCTAAATAAGGGTACGGATCAACGTGGTCGCTATAATTGTCAGGTTGATTGTTTGTACAGTATTCATGCGACTTAATACCTTCTAAATCGTCTGAGTCAAGAGTTTTTGGAAGACCTGCTTCATCTGCTAGATTGCGAAGTAATTCGATATACAGACGATAATCTTCCATGAACTCTTCTTTTGTTGAATGACTTTCAATAAGCTCAACTGCTGCATAGGTTTCATAATTCCAGCCTCCGCCCACGTCATAAGCACCATTATTTACTGGCCCTACTTGCATCACTCGACCATTTCCCACAACATGTGAGAAAAAGCCTGATTCAACAGGTCTGCGCATATGGTAGTCTGCTTCATTTTGAGCAGTTGATTTCTTATTTCCAGTTGAATGAGCATGAATTTGACGATAAGGATCATATCCAATTTGTGGAAGTCCTTCTCTGTACCTACTTGTATCAATATCCATTATTGTTCTCCTTCGTTCTTGTCGTTTTTGTCACCAGCCAATCGCTCAAATGCCTTAATGATGGGTTGGAAGATGGTCACGTTACCTTTTAACTTACGATAATTTTCAATGAGTGACTGGAATGTGAAAAGTAAATATCCGAGGTAAATCGAGTATAGAAATGCGAACCCTGTCTTCTCAGGTAGCAAGACAGACATCGGAATCAATACCATTAACAAGAGAACCCCAAGAACTTTTCGAATCAGGCCGTTAATGCCAATCTTGCTCTTGTATTCAATTTCTGGATTTGCAATTGCTGCAAATGTCCCTGATACAAAATCAACAATTTCCATAATGACAATTAGGCTAAGAGCGTACAAAACCAAGCCATCTTCTGTTTGGATTAGACTTCTAAAAAAGTTAAACAATTCAATTTTCATTTATTTCTCCTATTCCTTCCCTTCAAATTTCCAAGCGACACCCGTTCCGTTTTGTTCCAGGGTACCATTTGTCACAAACGCGCTGACAGGTTCACCATTATAAGTAAATTCCTTATTAAGCTGAACCAAGATGCGTTTCCCTTCGCCGTTAACCTCTACATGCTCAGGGTCTTCAATGGTAATTAGGTCATGTGGTAAGTAGGTCTTACCAACTTCAGCTAGTGGAATCAACTCAACCAATTCTTTATAAGTCGTACCGTACTCGATATTCTTGCTCATGACAGAGTTCAAGACAAGAACATGAATGACCTTCTGATTAACCTTCGAATTCTCTTCAGTCTGCTTAATAAGAGCTGCAAGCTTGTTCTGTTCACTCTCATTTTGCGCAATCTTCTGATTGGCCTGTTCAAGTTGCGCCTGTGTTTTAACAATGGCGCTTCCTGGATCTAGCTCGGATTTTAGGATATCCAGCACATCTTGAATCAAGACATCTTCCGGTTCATTTGTCCGGTCTCCTGTTAGCTCACGCATGTTCGCACTGTACCGATTGCCTTCTGACAGACGGATTTCAACCACTGTCTTGATATTGTCGCCAAAACCTCGTGTATAAGGCTTGCTTGCTAGTTCGTAGTTATTGATTGCCATTTGTCATTTCTCCTCTCACTTCTTCAAGTTTTGCTTTAAGTTCTTCATTCGAATCAATGATGTTTAAAATTTCCTTGAGTTGTTTTTGAGTGATTTCATACAGCGCCTTGTAAGTTGCTGCATCGCTTGCTTTTAGTCCGATATCATCACTTAAGTTTTGGATGATTAATTGATTAATTTCTTCCTTCATTTACTTTCTCCAATTTCTGATTGAGTTCTTGAATAGCCTTAATTAAATAAGGTACGAGTACGAAACTGCTATATGAATAAGCGCCATCTGGATTTTCCAAAAATGCTTCAGGAGCGTACTTCTGTACATCTTGCGCCATGATACCACACGAAATATCCTCGATTTTCCCGTCGTATTCCTTACGATAAGAGTAAGTTTTCAGACGGTTGATAACTTCCAGAGCAGACACCTTACTATCTTCAATGTTATGTTTATATCGTCTGTCAGAGATTTCTTTATTAACGGGTATCCATGAGTACGAATTGTCGAAACGGTACAGGTAGATATATCCTGAGCTTTCTTGAATGCGTTTAAATGATGGCGAGTGTATCCAATAGCCACCTTCTTTCGTGTTATCGTCCGTTATATAATAAATATTTCCGCTGACTTTCAAGTTCCCGTGAATAATAGGTGTATTCCAAAAATGAGCTTGATTGTAGCAATACATCTCTCCGTTGTTTTTGACATACCATGCTGTGTCACCAGGTTGCCCCCAATCATTTCCCCAGTTAACCCAAAGAGCTGTTTGGTCCCAACGACCATTACCGCTTCCCATGCCAACTTTAAATTGATTTTGACCAGTTAGCCAATAACTATTTGGGTCTTTGTCGTGAGTACCGATTTGGAAACCGCCAATCTTACCCTTATAACCTTCAAGTAAGGTTGCTGATACCACTACTGAACGTAGCTTATTGATGAAGGCTGTTTTAGCTGCTAAAGTGTCCGTGAATACATCACTAGCTACAAGCTTCTTAGCTAGAGCAGTATCAAATATCAATTTGTCTGCTGAAATCGAATTCGAGCGAATAATATCCGCATTCAACGTACCTACTCTGGCATCTCCTACGAATAAACGCTTAAAGTAACCATCGATAGCTGTGATTTCATCTAGAAGTGTTCTACCTTTTAGACGAATTTTAGCAGCTTCAATCAGAATGTTATTGCTATTCAGATTGATTTGAGAAGATATCGCTCCAGGTCCAGTAAGGGTTTGGATAGCGTACGAGTCACGTAGCTGTGATACTTGAGTTTGTGTAACAACATCCTGTGTAGATGTGTTATCACTGAAGCGTTTAGGAGGTTTGTCACCTCTAATAAGCGATACCTGACCGATGGCAACTTGCCCGTTTTTCATTAACCAAATTTCGAGAGGGAATTCTCTTGTTTTAGTCGATGATTTCTGGACCGTCATCGTACCTGTGATGATTTGAGTTCCTGTTTTTGTGAGATAGACTCTATCAGATGCAAGTCCACCGTCAGAAGCCCATAGCTCAATTCCTAGAGGTCCATCTGGTAAGACATCCACCCATACTTCCATGCGATAGCTGAGCTTCTCTCCCTTTGTAAAGGTTGAGGTATTAAGTGGCAATGCGAAACCGTGATAGACTGCTTGGTTTTTACCAGTAGTGGTAATTCGTAGCAATCTAGTGCCAGCCTGAACTTCGATTACATTTGCTTCAGCTTGTTTCTTGGCCCACTTGCTAAAATTCGTTGGATCATATACAAGGTTAAAATCTTCCAAAAAATTAGATACACGGTTAACCAATCCATCAGCAGTCTGAATGACTTGTGAAATAGACTCATTCTGTCTCTGGATAGTCTGTGTGTGGCTCTTAACTGTAT